GGTTCCGTCATTGGCAAATTTTTGCATGGATTAGATAAAATCTTCTATGCGAGATATTTGCGAGTAATATAGGGCATCGATGGCCTATTCAGAGGCTGAAATTCTCGAGCTTTCCAAACGAATCGGCAAAAATCGCGCGACTTTGTGGCGCTGGGCTAAAGAAGGTTGCGATTTACGCAGTCATGCATCAGTTCAGAGCTGGATTGAGAAAAAACGGACCAGGGAAACCAATGTTGAAAAGGCAAGGCGCCGTAAGGAAGCGCAGAAAATCGCGGCACAATCCGTAAATGATCAGGAACCTGCCGGCAATGGCGAGACATTACCCCCTGCGGGCAAACGCGGCGCAGCGGCAGCGCTCGAACGTTTAGAAAATCAGGAAGAAGAAGCTCACCGCCGGTTGCAGGCCGCCTTAAGTCGCGGCAATCCGATTCAGATTCAGGCCGCGCAGGAATTCTGGTTGCGGTGCAGTGAAACACTTCGCCGGTTGGATCTGGCGGTTGAGACGGCACGCAGAGAAGCCGAAACGCAAGTGCCGTTGCGAGTAGCGCAGGAAGCGGTGACGGCGGCCAGCGAATGGTTGCGGATCAGTGTCTCGCAATTTTTAAGCTCGGAGACGACGGCGCTGATGGCATTCAAAGACGGAGGCGAATTCCGGGCTTATTTCATCGAACGGTTGCGCGGCATCGTTCATTTGACGATGAAAAATACCGAGCAAACCAATTCCGCGATCCCGGACTGGGCGATTGCACGGATCAAGGCTGCTTGGAATGTGCAGTGATGACCAGATCTTGAACGTATTGGCTTCTGGTAAAAGAGAGTGTATCTGCTGTATAGGTACCCGCAGCGTGAACGGGCTCCTGGGCCGGGTAACCGGCCCCGCGGCACCAAATGACTCCGAGCGCTTATATCGATGAACCCTTGGCAATCTGCCATCTGATCGGCGGTGCGAACGGGTTGCCGTGGGATAAAGAACTTTCAGATGACCAGATCCGGGCGCATGTCGCCAAATGCATCCGTGTTTGGAACGAAATTCAGCGTCAACTCGCGATTAAATGGCAAATGGAAAATTCCCGAGCAGAAATCAAAGCCGAAACCGAGAAATGGCTGAAAGAACGCCAGGGACATTAAGGAAAATTGTTCATCGACCCTATAGAGTGGGGTGCGAAATATTTCTATCTCGACCCTAACGCGACGCATAAAGGGTTGTTCAACCCGCGAATCTGCAAGTTCTTGTTACCCCAGATGCGCGCCTTTGCCGATCCGCGGGTTAAACGCGGTGTTGAAATGGCCGGCGCGCAGTCGGGTAAAACGCAGAAAGCCATTATCTGCGCATTCTGGGCGCTCGACCAGGATCCCGGACCGATGATGTGGGTCACGCCAAATGAAAAATTTTCGAAACTCTTTTTCGATACCCGGCTCAAACCCAGTTTGGATATGTGCGAACCGATTCAGCGCCGGTTGCCGAAGCGCCGGGGCGGGATTTCGAAGCTGAAAATCGATTTTGCAACCGGGATGTTCAATCTGGCTAATGCCGGCTCGACTGCGGATCTGTCCGGTAAACCGATCCGATACCTGATCCTGGATGAGGAGAAAGATTATCAGCCTGGCCGGGTTGAATACGCGTTGGTCAGGACGCGGAGCAAGCCGGATCTGAAAATCTGGCGGATGTCGACCTCTAAAAAGTTCGAGGACACGATTCATCTGGCGTTTCTGGGCGGGACCCAGGATCATTGGCATTTGCGATGTCCGCGGTGCGGCGGATTCGAGCTGGTCCGCTGGAAGAATTTTCGATACATAACCAAAGGCTTGCTTTGTGAATCGATCTGTCTGACTTGTCCGGCACCGGTCGGAGTGGACGAGAAAAATCAGCCGATTGTCTGCGGCTACGAATGGTGGGATACGCCGCAAGACCGGCTCTATATCCTCGATCACGGGGATTACGTGAGTCACAACCCCGGCGCGCCCTATCCGAGCTGGTCCTATTGGGGCGCCATTGCACCGTGGATCAGTTGGCAATCTATCGGCGCGGATTGGCTGATGGCGATGGAAGCCAAATCAAAAGGCGATTACGAACCGTTTAAGCGCTTCTTGTGCGACACGATCAATGAACCCTTTGAGGAACAACCGGCCGATAAAACTCCTGAGATTGTCCGCTTTCCCTACAAGTTGAACCAGTTCAAGGCAGCGCGCTATCCGGGTGAGGCGCTGCGCGGAATGGCTGTAGACGTGCAGCTGAAGGATTTCAGGGTCGTCATAAGGGGATTTGAGCAAACGGCCGCCAGCAAGCTTCTGTGCGCGCTGCCGGTGGCGACCTTTGAAGACTTGCGCGCGTTGCAGATTGAATACGCAATCGAAGACCGGTTCGTTTTTGTGGATTCAGCGCATCAAAGCGAGATGGTGTACGCGGCTTGTGTCGAGTATGGTTGGTTTGCGGTAGTCGGCAGCGATGAATACAATTTTAACCATCCCAAAAAGGATTTTACTGGGAAGACCATCGGATATATCCAGAAACCGTTTAGCTCAATCCGTGATGTCTGGAGTTTCAAAAAAGGCAAAAATTGCCCGCTCATCACGCTCGCCACGCCACGCTTGAAAGATATCACCGCTTTTTTCAGGGATGGCAAAGCTAGCGTCAACTGGGAAATTCCGAGCGATGTTCCGGAAAGTTATATCCGGCAGGTCTATAACCAGTTTAAAGTGGAAAGGGTTAATGACCGCACTAAAAGATTGGAACTGGTCTGGCCGGATCGGCGCGAGGATCATTACTGGGATTGCGAATACTTTTTAACCGGGATGGCGATCATGGCCGGGATTATCAAGCTTTAGGGTTTCGAATAAAACCAACAAAAAACCCGCTCATTTCTGAGCGGGCTTGCCAGCCTTGCGGGCTTTCCGGCACTTTTCCCAGTGCCGAACAAGCTCGGCTTGGGATCGATACGGAAGACCGTACCGGTTAAGATCGGCCTCGGAAAGGCCGCAGGAAGAGAGACCGTCGCGGAAGGAAGAAAAAGAAGAGGAATTCATACTAAATAATTACGTCAGCCTCACTGAAAACTTAAATTAAATTTTCAATTAATTCTCTAATTGTTAAGGCCGGTCTGTTTCCAAGCTTTTCCAATATCTCAGCTTTAATCCGGATGCAGATCTGTCGTCGCCCATCAGTGACTCCGGGCTTGCGACCGGAACCTGCTCGTTTGCCGCCTTTCATTTTATCTTCTTAAGATTGCCAAATAAAAGCCCGCTCTTTTTGGAGCGGGCTTTTATATGTTATTTGATTGTGGCTGGAATCCAGCCCAACGGGCTGTTCCAAAACCACTGTTTAAGGGTTTTGTGGAAGTAGAAAGTTTGTTTATTGATGGTTTTGGATTTAGAGAAATTATTTGTCATATCTAACTACTACGGTCGATTGTTTGAAAACTTAAATTCTTTTTTCAATTAAACATCCGAAAGCGGCGTTTTGACATTCCGCTCATTTTTAAATGACGGAAGAGCAATGCCAGTTCGCGCTTGACTTGAAAATGGATGTGCTTTCCCGGGCCTATCAACTCGGGCAACCCGGGGACCCGGATTACGAGGCGGCATTCAAGGCAGGGTTGGGCCAACTCCAGAATGATCGGGACAAGATTCGCGCGGCGATCTCGGCCGGCGGTGGTAAACAGGTCTTAAGCGTCAATGCCGGCGAATCGGTGACCTGGTCGGCGCCGATGAGTTTACAGGATCAGTTAGGGGCTTATACCCGGGCAATTATGGAACTCATGGGGTTCACTTATCTCCAGAACCGGACAAGTGCGCGCTTTCTTTATTAGCTTATGCTGGTCAATTACAAGCTGATTCGGGCTAGTCATCCTGAGGATTTTACCCGGCCTTATATCCGGCAATTTCCGCTCAAAACTGATAAAGCAGTGCCGTTTGGTGATATCGGCGTTCTGCGGTCCCACGTTTTTTATCTGTTCAAAAATCTCGGGCCATTACGGGTGGCGATTCAGGAAAAAGCGATGTACGCGACCGGGCCGAATCATTGGCTGCCGGTCTGGATGGGGCAGGATGAAGCATACAAGGCCGAAGTCGAACAATGGCTAATCTATAATTGGTACCCGATCTGCAATGTGCTCGGAGAAGAATTCGATTTCCAAACGACCTTGTTTTTGTTGTCAGTCAATCTTGATGTCTGGGGTGAATTTTTCATTTATCTGACCGAAAGCGAGGATTCCGAGCCCGGCGCCGAAGATGGCGGATATCCGATGCTGCAGATCATCTGGGTTTATCAGGTGGCGCAACCGCGCGCGCATGGGGCATTAAACAAGGATAACGTGCTAACCGGTTTGGCGTTTGGTGGCAAATACGTCGGCTACAAATGCGAAATGGGCGTTGTCAAAAATAAGCAGGGTCGCGCAATCGCCTATTCGGTTCTGATGGATGATCCCGCCGATGACGATCTGATTGCCGCTAACGACATGATCCGGGTCCGGGAAATGGATATGGGCGATGAGACTAGGGCTACACCGACATCCGCACACGGAATTGATCAGGGACGTTCGATTCTTAGTCTGCTGTCGAACGAGCAAGATTTTCTGGAGAATGCCAGCCGAATCAATTTGCTTGAGTATAACGATTTGGCCGGCCTGGATCCGACTGATCCGCAGAATCGACTTTCACTCATGGCTAACGGATCGGCAATTGCCGATACCGCAAATCAAGAGCAACAGACTAATCCGCCATCTATTACCGGCAAGCGATCGACAACCCTTGAATGGATGGAACGATCGCAAATCAAATATTTGAATCCGAAAAACGGGAACAAACTGGAAGCATTCCAGTTTAACCGGCCGCCGAACGAATGGCATCAGTTCATGGATAAGTTGTCGCGGTTTTTAATCGATCCGATCTGGCCGTTCTATCTGGTCGATCGCGAAGGCGATTTGGGAGGAGCGCAGGCGCGAGGGCTTTTGGCCCGGGCTAACCGTATCATTCAGGATCGCCAATCGCTGATCCGCCGGGTGGCCAGGCGTTGCGTCCAGTATGCGGTCGCTAAAGCTACCAAGATCGGCCGGATTCCGGCTAATGAAGCCTGGTGGATGTGGAATTTTACCTTGCCGCAACGGATTACGGTCGATTTCGGTCGGGATAGTAAAGCCGAGGTCATGGAAGTTCAGAACGATCTGATGGATGCCGCAGAAACCGTCGAAGCGCGCGGAGTTGGTCCTTACGAACTCTATCTAGAACGGTTGTACCGCCACAAAGCGCTTAAGATCAAAATCAAAGCGCAAGTTGAACAGGAAATGGGTGTGGAAATCCCGGATGAACCGACTCAGCCGGTCGCGGCAGGCGGCGGATTCGGGAGTTCGGGGAGCGGTCCTGATAAAGAGGAACCGGTCGATTAAAACCTATGATTCCATTACTCATCCATCTCTTGATCATCATTCTGATCCTTGGGTTGATTTTCTGGCTGATCTGGTGGGCACTTAATCTTTTTCCCTTACCCGCACCATTCGCACAGATCGCGCGAGCTATTCTGATCTTGATTTTTGTCCTGATCCTGATCAGCCAACTCTTACCGCTTTTGAATGTGAAACTATGAAACTTGCGCGCACACTGGAGAAAATAACGATGCATCCGTGGCTGATTACCCCTGGCGGATACGCCGCGGTCATGCGCCTCATTGATTCCAAACTGGCCCGGGAAAACTTGAGTGTAATCGCGGAAATTCCCCAGAACGATGACGCTAAAAAGCCGATTAGCCAGGCGAAAGATCGAATAGCACAGATCACAGTCAGCGGCATTCTGGGGCAGCGACTTTCCTGGCTCGAGAACCTTTGTGGGGGATGTGATTATCTGGATATCTCAAACGCAATTGATGATGCGATTGACGCAGACGCTCAAGGGATCCTTTTCATTTTCGATTCACCCGGGGGCATGGCGACCGGTTGTCCGGAATGCGCGGCCAAGATTGCGGCAATCGAAGTTCCGAAGATCGCATTTAGTGATTCGCTGATGACCAGTGGCGCTTATTATCTGGCCAGCGGGTGCGATTACCTGATGGCGACATCATCGGCTGACGTGGGGTCAATCGGCGTGATTATCCCCTGGGTCGATCAACAAAAACTCTGGGATAAAGCCGGACTGAAATTCGATCCGATTTATTCCGCCGGTGACGATCTCAAACCGACGATGTACGGTCCGAGCCTGACCGATGAGCAGCGCACCTATCTGCAACAGAGCGTCAACGATGTTGCCGAAGCATTTCAGAATCACGTCTCCAATTATCGGCAACTTGATTTCTCTCAATTAAAAGCCGGCGCTTATTCAGGCCAGCGAGCGCTCGGCCTTAACCTGATCGATCAAATTGGCCTGATTGAAGATGCCTACAATGAGCTTCTTAAGCGCATTTCGAAAACGCAAGTCGGTTGACATTTCCGGGTATGAAATGACACCGAAAACCTTGGATTCGGCCTTGGAATTAATCGCAAATCAAGATGCGCAAATCCAAGGTCTTGAAAAAACGATTTCCGAACAGGAAACCCGTATCGGCCAACTCAATAGTGATCTGGATACCTGCCTGACGAGTTTCGGGATCGCGAAAAAACTCGACGAGAACAAAACTGTAAGCTGGAGCAGTTCGCACCTGCAGGCAGCCGACGAAGCGATTGTTGCGCTGAACACCGAGCGCGATGAATTGAAAAAAAAGCTCGTTACAGCCGAAAATCGAATTGCCGAGCTTGAAAAAGAACAAAAGAGCGTCTCGGCGAAGGCACGCGAATTTCTTGCTGCTCAAGGCGGCAAACCATTGCCGGTATCGAGTAATGGACCCAAATCGACCAATCAATTGGCATTAACTGAAGCTCTCGATGAAGCCAATCGGACCGGAAACAAAGACGAAGTCAAACGTCTGTACGGCGAGCTTCAAAAATTGAAAAACTGATTCATTCGCAAACACTCCTAACAATTTTCTCTTTTTATGCCTGCAAACAGCCTAGGAACCTTAAGCCCGACTTTGGTTGTACTGGATACGATCCAATTTTTGAAAAAAACATTTCCGGTCATTACCCAAATCACTACGAATTTCAGTGACCAAGCGGTTTTGCTTAACGAAACCGTTATTTCACGCGTGGTCACTCCTCCGCCGGCGCACGATTATGTTTCGCCTGCGGCGGCCGGTACTGGTTATGCTGCTCAAGACGCGGCGACAACGACCGATGTGCCCGTGGTCATCAATAAACATAAATTCGCGACACTGGCTTTCAGCGATACGGAAATGTCTTCGACACCGCGTGATTTGCCGACTGAACAGAAACAGGCACTTGCTTACAGTCTCGGGCGCCAGCTCTTGATTGACCTTTTCGCGTTGGTCACGCCAACCAATTTCACGACTACTTATCAGATTGTCGATCCCAAGAATTCGAATCGACACACCGTTACGGCGATGCGCCAATTGTTGGTGACAAATGGTGCCAGCATTAACCGGTTTGGTGTTGTGAATCCAACCGTCTTTGCCGCACTCGCCCAGGATACGGGAGTAATCTCGCAATTCAATTTCGGGTCTGCGAAACCGGATTTATCTGGCGGCACAATCGATGGATTGGCGGGATTTACGCAAATTATTGAGTATGCGGAACTTAACACCGCCAACTCTCTGGCTGGATTTTTCGGTGCCAAAGAGGCTTTAGTGATGGCAGCCCGGGTGCCGGAAGTTCCCGATATCAGTCTGCCCGGTACGGTTGAAAATGTCGCCGACCCGGATTCGGGCCTGACTATTCAATATCGTGAATATTACGATATGATGGGCGGCCAACTCAACGTTAGTCTTACTTGGATGTATGGAGTCGCGAAGGGCGTCACCGGACATGGCGCGATTTTGGTCCAGAACGCTGGTGGCAACCCCAACTAGGTTTGTTGGATGCCAACGATTATAATAAGCGCGGGAATGGATCAGGACGGGAACCTGATCAATCTCTATATCGGGCCAAGCTATGCGGATGCCGAAAACGTAATGATTGAGGCCGGACACCAGCATAAAATTATTGAAGGCTGGCTTTTCTCTAATCCCGTGCCGGCGTTGCACCAGTATTATGCCCCTGAAGCTCCCAAACGTAGAGGGCGCCCGCCAAAAACGTTTGCTGAAGATCCGGTTCTGGATACTACATAAATGTCGATGCGTGACCAGGTCGCCGCGGCTTTCGGCGAGCTGCAAGCAGTTTTCGCCGAGACTGCCACTATTCAGGGTGTAGACGGGATCCCGATCACCATGGGTCCTAATGTGATGCTCTCGATGGGCTACGGTGATGGCGGGACGAACCAGATTCAGGGCGTTACCCTTTATTATCCGATTTTTGGTTATCCTGCACCGGTAGTTGACGGTGCCGTTATTTTCCGTGGCCTGAACTACGCAATCCAGACGATCGAACAAAATATGGGGACTTGGCAGATTACAGCGACTCAAATCCTGGCACAGAAAAGCGGATGAGCGTTAAAGTCGATATGCGGGATTGGAACCGCTCTTTTGAGCGCTACGTCGCGGTACGCAAAACGGCTCGCAAAGATATCATTCATCAGAAAGCCCGTGATTTCGCTTTTAAAGCGTTCCAGAATCTGCCGCCGACCGATCGGCAACGAATCGAGGCCGATATGCAGAAAGACGGAATGCTGCTCAAACTGACTGTGCGCCGGCTCCAAGCCAAAGGCATCGATCTGAAGAATCTGGGTACAGTCCGGGTACGCCAGAAAGGTGGTGCAGGCGGCAAACGCACTATCAGTAAAGCTGATAAAATCATCAGCCAGTATGCCAAAAAACTGCTGCGGGCGAAAATCCGATCGCGCGGCTATCATCGAGTATCATTTTTATTGCTCGCGCAGAAACTCGGGGCTTCAGGTGCGGCTAATGTCAATCCGCGCTCAGTTCTGGCTAAAACCAATGTCAAAGAATCGCACACTTATACGAACGATGTTTACACGCTTAGCGCGATAGCCCGCGGCATGGATTGTCCGAGCACTCACCAGGCCAAGGATAAAGCATTGTCTTTGATCAAAGCCGATATGGAAAGCTTTACCGCTAAACGCCTGGCAGACGCTAAGAAACAAGCCGGATTCAGACGATGACCGAGGTTGCCGAACAATTCCTAATTGATATTTTGACGCCGCAAATGGCGCCTGTACCAGTCCGGCGCGATGTATCCGATCCACAAATCGCCCGCCCGATCGTTATCGTCGCGGGGCATCTGGATGAAACCTATATCCCGGACGGACGTTACAGCGTTGCCAAAGTCGCTTTGGACGTAACGCTTGAAACCCAGGTCGGTCAGAGTACCGACGTCGATCATGAAACTTTAATCAGCCAGATTTCGACGGCTTTACCTAATTACGGCCAGTGGACGGGTACTCAAAGCTATTACGAAAAAGTGTATTTCGGGCCGGTACGAACTGGAGAAAAGAAAACAAATGACCTCGTTCGATCTTATATGTTCGGCTTCTATCTGGTCGGCAGGTTGACAATTCCTTAAAGAAAAATATGGCCGCAACAATTTATCCTCCTGGCATGGGGTATATCTGGGGCATTAGCGCGACAATGAGCGGAATGTCGATGTCAAGTTATCGGCAAAACGATACGACTGACGTATTCGAGCAAAAAAGTGGTCAGGGGGAAACAATCGCGGTGGTCAGTTATAATCCGCGCAGCGAAATCACAATCGAAGGCGAAACTTTTGCCGGATTCACAGTCGTCGCCGGTAAGGAAATCATAATCGCCAACATCATTTTGCCGCCAGCGACAAGTGCGGGTTTGGTTATTTGCCGCAGCGTGGAATATCAAGCTAGCCGTGAAGCGATGCAAAAAGCGACCATAACCGCGACCATGTTCCCATTGATCGCTCCTTAAGGAATAGCCATGTTTAATCACTCAATTACGACCGGGTACGCTGACGAAGGCGGGAACGTACAAACCGTGATAAACAAATACGCCGGCCAAACCGAGAAAGGTTTTGATGGCACCATTACTGCCGGAGCGACCAATTCGCCGATCACCTTGTCCTGGACGATTACAGCCATGCAAAGCTTCATGATGTGGAGTTCTCAAGCTTTGACCGTTAAAACCAATAGTTCATCAAGCCCGGCGCAAACCTTTTCTCTAGCGGCCAATCAGGAAGTGGTTTGGGGAACGCTGCAAGGCACCACCAATCCGATTACCCTCGATGTGACGCAACTTTTCGTGACCAATGCGGGCTCGGTCGATTCGCAGTTTAAGGTGCGCGTTTTATTGACCTGAGAAATGATCGTTGAAGAAAAATTGGATGAAATTCTTTTGATTCTTAAACGGATCGAGGAACGCCAGATTCGAGTCCGTGAGGAAATCAAAGAACAAGTCACACCGGTAGTTGGAAGTTTTGCTTCATCTGAGCCCAGCTCATGAGCACTCAAAGCTCTGATCCGTTCAATGTTTCTATCTCGATTTTTCGTAACCGGCAATGGATTCAGAAAATCACGGTCCAGAACCCGGACAACTCCCCTATTGATATCAGTCAGGATCTGTTGGCTTTAGTCATTATTCCGGATCTTTCCAGCGGGAATGCTGATCCAGTTCTATCCAATAAAACGCCGAGCGGGGATTTGGCCGGCGGTGTTGCCGTTTTTACTTTCAGCGATTCGGACACTAAAAACCTGGTTTCAGGCGCCGATTACCGCTGGCAATATTTGCGCCAGCAAAGTACACAAAACAATTCCGACGTTGTTGTTGCTGGCCCTTTGATCGTCCAGGATTCGCCGCCATTTCCTCCGTGATATGCCGATCGAACCATTGAGTTTGGAGGTCGTTCTTCCAGCTCCGGATTCGATTATCGTCCAGAATCCTGAGCTTAATCTGGATGTCACGATTGCCGTTCCGGATTCGATTACGATCCAGAATTCTGAGCTTAATCTGGATGTCACGATTGCCACTCCGAGTCCGATCGTAGTTCAGAATCCTGAGTTCGATCTGGGTGTTGTTATTTCTCAACCCAGTCCGCCGATTGTCTTAAGTGCGGGTGTGGGTCTGCCGGGACCGCCCGGGCCGGCAGGTATACCGGGTCCGACTGGTCCGCAAGGCGCAAAAGGGGATCCTGGACCAACTGGTCCGCAGGGTCTCACTGGTGCGGCAGGACCAATTGGGCCCTCCGGCGCGCAAGGAGTTGCCGGGCCGACCGGTGCGCAAGGAGTTGCCGGCGCAACCGGCGCCACTGGTTCGCAAGGGCCAAAAGGCGATCCGGGGCCGACTGGGACTGCGGGCGCACAAGGTTTACAAGGGTCGCAAGGACCGACTGGGCCGATCGGGCCGATTGGTCTAACAGGTATTCAAGGTCCGCAGGGCAATACCGGTGCGCAAGGTCCAGCGGGGCCAACAGGTTCGCCGGGTCCGGCCGGCCCGGGTGCAACTGTTAGCGTCGGCACGACAACAACAGGAACCCCAGGCAGCAGTGCTTCGGTTATCAGTGGCGGAACGCCTAGTGCGCTTGTTTTAAATTTTACCATTCCACGCGGTGATGTCGGTGCCACAGGTTCAACCGGTCCAAGCGGTCCGCAGGGAGCAACCGGTGCGACTGGATCACAAGGTTTAACCGGGCCGCAGGGCATAACCGGCGCGACTGGATCGCAAGGGCCAAAAGGCGATCCCGGCCCGACTGGAATCGGTGTAGCCGGTCCAACTGGGGCGCAAGGGCCGGTTGGAGCGACTGGGCCGCCCGGGCCGACCGGCGCTCAAGGGCCGAGCGGTTCAGCAGGCGCGATCGGACCGGTTGGTCCGCCCGGGCCGACGGGTTCGCAAGGTTTGGCAGCAACTATCAATGTGGGGATAACATCGACCGGAGCTCCCGGCAGCAGTGCTCAGGTCACAAACACCGGTACTTCTAATGATGCGGTCCTTAGTTTTTTAATTCCGACAGGTGCACCAGGCCCGATGGGACCGCAAGGTCCACCTGGTTCATCTGGGAGCGGTGGAGCAGTCCAAACTGTTTGGGGCGAGACGCCGGCAGGGCTAATCGACGGTTCTAACCAGGTTTATACCAGTGCTAATCCCTACATGCCGAATTTGCTCGGGGTCTACTTAAACGGACTACGGCAACGTCGCACCAATGATTATTCCGAGACTGGAAGCCAGTCTTTTCAATTCTTACAAGCTCCGCAGCCTGGCGACAGCTTGAGCATAGATTATATACAACCCTAAAGGAGCTATATGGCTAGCACACAGATTCGTGGTACTACTCAGATTCAGCCCGGAAGCATTGCCGATGCACAAATTCAAGCCGCAGCCGCTATCCAGACTTCTAAACTCGCAGACGGCGCCAAATTCATCAAAAGTGACGGCACGGTGGCAATGGCCGCCAACCTGAGCCTAGGGAACTTTCTGATTAATAATGTTGGGAACCCGTCTACATCCACCGATGCCGCGAACAAATCCTATGTTGACTTGGTCGCCCAAGGGACTGGCGACATGCTCAAGAGCGTCTACGATACCAACGCCAACAACGTGGTGGACACCTGCGACAGTCTAGCCTGGAGCAAGATCACTGGCGCACCGGCCTATATGAACTGGGTTCCTTATACCGGGCCGCCGCAGAGCTTCGCCAACCGGGACCTGACCCGCGATGGCGACTGGACTATGGTTGCCAACAAGGCGACCAGCGATCGACCAGCCCCACAACAAAGCGGCTCCGAAGAAGACCTGCTGCCGGCCTGGACGCCGGTGACGCAGAGCCTGCGTGCTAGCTATACAGTCTACAACGAGTGGACGATCAATTCTGGAGGCTGGATTGATCAATATGGCATGGACGTTCTCTCACAGAACGCGGGAGCAGTTCATACGCTTACGCTATACGTCAACGGTGTTGTAAAAGACACTTTCACTTCGACGCCTAATATTGCTCAAATATATATACATAATATTACGCCACTCGTTGTAAGTTCGGGCGCAGTCATTCGCGTTAAGCTGCAAGTGGAGCAGATTTCTAACAATTTAATGTATTGGGTGCAGCAAGCCGGGCTATTTGCGACTCCACCGATTTACTGCTCGCTGGCGCAAGGATCAAAAGATGGGGCTACAGCAGGAACGACTGCATACGGCTGTCATTTGTTGTTTATTCCTGCGACTTTCTCTCCCGATTGGGACGTGATCGCCTACGGTGGGATGGCAGCCGGTGCTGGTGGTGGGGGCGACATGTTTAAGTCCACCTATGATAGCAATAACGACGGGATTAGCGACCATGCGGCACTCTCGGATACGGCGCCTTGGACGGGCATTACTGGTAAGCCTTCCACGTTTGCTCCCAGCGCACATGCTCCCTCTCATCTGGATAACGGAGCCGATCCTATTCCTGTGGCCACCACCAGCCGCACAGGAAGTCTGTGCATACTTAACGGTACAGCAACCACATTTCTGGATGGCACAGGGAACTGGAGTACGCCGGCTCCGGCCGGCACGGTTAACCCGGGCACCTGGACAGCTCTCAGTTATTCGACTGGTTGGACTTTAGGCACGAGCGCACAGTACCGCATTGAGACCAATGGCAGTTTCCAAAAAGTGATTTGCCAGGGGATCATCAATTACGCGTCTGGTGCGGCAAGTTTAGCATTTACGTTGCCCAACGGCGCAAGACCGGCTGTCCAGCGTGGATGCTCACTTGCCGGACAAGATTCCAGTGGCGACGTGCAACTCTTTCAGGCGGTCGTTGCCACGAGCGGCGCGGTGAATATTTATCCCCTGGTACGGCAAAATTTCTCCTGGCCGAGCGCGACTAATGGCAGTGTTTATCTTGAAGGGTTGGTTTTTAGCTTATGAGCGACATCGTTACATCGCAGACTTTCGTTGATGGAGAAAAAGGCATCACGGCCACGAAACTCAATAACATTATTGCGAACAGCGTTATTCAGCCTTCTTTTGTTTCCGCGCAGCCTAGTACTTCGGCGCTCGATCCCACCGACCAGTTGCTCGATCTCAAAGGAAGCGGCGCTTATACGCGGATCACCGGAGCGCAGCTCTCAAGCTCTGTGGCGGGCCAGCTGGCTCTTGCCAATACCAGTCAGAACGGAATGTTGCACCAGACCAGCGGCAATCTTGGGGACTATTGCGGCGGGGATAATCTTTTCCATGTCCTGAACACTTTCACCAGCCTCACTGCGGCGACCACGTTGACCAGTGCCGACACGAATAAATTGCTGATCTGTTCGGGCGGCAGCTGGGTATTGACATTGCCGGCCGCGGCTAATGGGTTGGCGCATCGGTTGAGGAACGACATGGGCATCAGCGGGACAGTCGGCACCATCACGGTGACGCCGCCAACTGGGACGATTGATGGCGCAGCGACCTTGAAACTCTTGCCACAACAGGAATGCACCATTTTGTGCGACGGCACCAACTGGCGAAGTTTCGGGCTCAAGCGCGAGGTGGTCTTAGGGGTGCAGGATCTATCGACGTCAACGGCGAGCGCATCCGTTTTATTGCCAACTGGTTATCGTTATTTCGACCTGGAATTTGCCGGTTTGCAAAGTATGACCGACAATGTCGCGCTATATGCTCAGTTTAGCACTGACGGTGGCGCTACATGGTTAACGGCAGCAACTTACTCCTGGGCTCTCACTTATACTTCAGGTACTGCGGCGGTTGCAGCGGCATCTCAGGGGGTTACTCAAACGGTCGTCTATCTCGGGAGCGGTATAACCTCCGCGGGAGGTGTGTCGCATAGTAAAGCGATTATTCACCCTGGTGGCGGAACAACTGCGCGCCCGACCGTTATCGCTCTTGGTGGAAGTTACGTAAACAGCGCAAGCTATACACGCGCGTTTAACGCTTACGGATTCTATAATGTTGCTACAACTATAAACGCGGTTTTGTATTTCATGAGTACAGGCAACATCGCCAACTCGTTTTTGACTGTGAAAGGGATCGTGTAAATGAATGAGGGGCCGCCAATGAATGAGAGGCCGTCAAAGAACGGATCTGGCCTATCATGGCCGACCGTGGTGCTTATTTTGGCGACCGGGGCAGGCAACTTAGTTACAACCCATCAAGGCAACGTGCAAATAACCGAGGAACAACGCGAGGGTCTGCAAAAGATTCGTCAGCTGCACAATGATTTAGACGATTTCAAACGATGGCAACGCCAAGCGAGCGAGAACCAGCAAACAATCCTAGCCAATGACTCGCGCTTACTGGAGGAAGTCCATCGTATCGCGGTGCGACTGGATCATTTGAAAATCTTAGAGCAACAAAAAGAAACTCAATGAAAATTTGCATTGATGCAGGACATGGTGGCTCCGATCCGGGCGCTTGCGGGAAAGAAGGCCTCAAGGAATCAGCCGTTAATTTGGCGATTTGCCAATACTTGGCGTCCAAGCTCGAGGACCTTGGCTGTGCGGTTCTCTTCACGCGGAGTTCGGAAATTTATGTTCCGCTCGGAATCAGGGCTGGCATTGCCAACGATTGGAATGCGGACATATGCCTTTCTATTCATCTAAATTCAGATGGAGATTTCGCTAACGGCATTGAAACGCTTTACAAAACCGCGAACGGAAAAGCTCTTGCAACACCGATTCAAAATCGACTGATTGCCGCAACCGGCGACCGGGATCGCGGACTGGTTTGCAGGAATGACCTCTATATTTTAAATGCAACTAAAATGCCTTGTTGTCTCGTAGAAGCCGGTTTTATCTCTAATCCGAGTTTTGAGGCCAAATTGCGAACGGCCGAATATCAGCGATTGATCGCAACCGCGATTGCGGGAGGCCTAGCCGATTTTCTGAACCTGGCGCCGCGGGCTCAGCCGGCATGAGTCGATTCAATCGATCCGGACATATTCATGTTGACATCCGGACTAAAGATAGATCCTCGCAAAAAATCTGCTTTTAAATCCCGATGGATAAACATGCTTTTGCCGAGCTCGTTGCCACGAGCAACACCGATCTGGCGGCTGTCCTGATCTTTTTCGATTTCACTTTGCCGCGGGAAAATCCCGCAATGGTTTCCGAGATCTTTAAATGGAGCGATCTGCAAAAAGGCAAAAAAGATCGAAATCCGCCTCGGCGCGTCATCTGGAAATTTGATTCCGATCCGGATAGAAAATCTTTTGCAATTACTCAGGCGTTCCAAGGAGAAGATTCGCACGATCGGTTTGACAATTTTTTGGCTTCGTTACCGATCGAAGAAGAAAGGCTAGGAACACTTAAAGCTCTGCACTCGGCGAGCGTAGCTCAGGCCGGCCGGGAAATCTTAAACATTCGCAAAGAGCTCCTTGATCTGATCAAACAGGCCCCAGACCAGGCTCTCTGGCAAGTTATCGTTTATGATTCTGGCAAGATTAAATCGTTGTTCCCGAAAGCCGCATCTGACGAAGTGAAAGCCAAATTTATGGAGAAAGAATAGATGAATACCGATGAGGAACTGATTGAGACTTCCGACGGCGCTTTTATCTCGGCGAGTTCTCCGAACAGGTTGAAACAAATCGAGCTTTATCCCTTTAGCTTGATGCGCCAGGCAACTGCGCTTTCGCTTGGGCTTGATAACGCTCAAGATGGTTTTTGGAATGCAATTGTGATGGTCTGGTTATGCACGTTAGATGAGGACGGTTGCATATGGGCCAAAGAAAATAAAAAAGAAGCAATCAAAGAAGCGTTTGCCTGGGGCGATTCTGAAGGTTACAGCCTGGCCAATTTCGAGCCAATTTTGCGGATTTACACGAAGATCAATACTGAAATCCGGCGATCGACTGATGCCGTTTTGAGCACAAACGGAACCCAGGAAAAAAACTTTGGCGGGCAGCCGGCATCCTAGAAACCGCAAGCTGCGCGGCTGCCGTGAGCAATCTCAATCTTAATTATATCCTCTGGCATATGCCGATCGCCATCGCGTTCCAGTTGCAGCTTATTTTTTATCAGCGGCAAGGGAATAAGTTCTGGCGACCATATGAAGCTGATCAAAAGGCATTGACAACATTACTCTCTTAAAATGGCCTCTGACACCGTCACAACAACCTTTGGAGCCGACGATTCGCCGTTCCAGGCTGCCGCGCGCCGGGTCCGAGCTGCCATGGGCGGGATCCAGCATGAGGCTCAGAGTGCTGCTGCCGGTATAAAGGGATTGGAAAGCGCATTAGGTGCGATCATGCCGTTGGTTGCCGCCATTACAGGTGTTGCCACAATTTTTGAAACGTTCCGCAAAAGTTTTGCACAAGCTGCCGAACGTGAGCAGGCCGGTCAACAATTTGAGGCTATTGCCGGAGGGGCGGAAAAGGCTGCGCATGCAATGGAGGAACTTGAGAAGATTTCCGCCGAAACGGCTACCGATTTCCCAGAACTTGCGCAAGGTGCCAAACGTTTGATGGAAGCCGGCCTTTCAGCCGATGAAGCTGCTGAAGCAACCGGACGCCTGCAGAAGATCGCGCTCAATACGGGAAGCAGTTTCGAGGAACTGGCCGATATCTATGCGCGGGTAACGACTAAGCAGGAAGTCAGCCTTAAAGATCTGACCAAACTCGCTGCAGCCGGTATTCCGGGTATCGCAGATATTGCTAAACAATTCAAGAATCTGGAAAAAGCGACCAAAGATTCAGATAACGAGCTCGAACATTCCAATCAAATCTTCAAAGATCAATATGAACTCGCCGAAAAGAACATTGGAGCGATCAATTCATTCGGCCAAAAGACCGGATTATTAGCGGAAGCTTTCCGGCAATTCCAGCAAAGTGCTTACAGAAATGTCGGCCGAGTTTCTTTTGGCGGCATGGATCTCGGCGAGAAATACGCCAAACAATTTAGTCAAGGGCTAAAACAAATCAGTCAGGAAACCGGCGTCACCGAGCGGGATCTTGGCAACTTGATGGATAAAGGGAAACTCGGTTTTGAGGATCTGATTCAAGCTGCGCAACGTTTTCGGGAAGAACAGGAAAAGCAGCGTGAAACCGGAGTGCAGACTAAACGGTATGAGGATCAAAAGACCTTGCTTGAAGCCCAGCGCAATCTTTTAGGACAGGTTGGCGAGGCCATTCAAAAGGCGACAGATCCCGGCGGCATGTTTGCTAACGTTACCAAGGTCTTCGACATTATTGCCGGTAAATGGCGGCAAATAATGCTTGATATCGATCAAAGTTTTGAAGCATTTGGCGCACCATTAATCCGCGCATTTCAACCGGTCCTGAGCTTAATCCATGATCAGGTCATGCCCAAATTGCAAGAGGCCGCGACCACATTTGGCGCAGCGCTCGAAAATGCAGTTCAGACTGGGGATTGGTCGGGGGTTGCAGATGCGATTGCGAATGCTTTAACTAGTCCCGAAGTGATTGGGGCAATCACTGCGTTTTCGGATGCTCTCGGTAAAGCATTGAGCAAAACAATCACTTCAGAGTTTAACCAGATTGCCGAAAAGTTTTCCAGCCCCCAAAAAATTTTAGATAGTCTCACCAAAGCCGGTCTTAATCCGGCTACAAAAGAATTCTGGATGGGCGGTCTTGGAGGAACACCGGTAACGCCGGCAACAACTCCAGCCACGATGCCTACACCTGCGCCGGCGGCAGCAACACAACAACCTGCAGGAGGCGATAAAGTAGCAACCGAGGCAACCCTGAAAGCTGCAGTAGATCTTTTAATGAAGTTACCTTTGCTCTTTACGGTCGGTGCCTGAGACTATGATCTTTTCCACAGTCACAACGTTTATTGAACAAGTCGGCCGGCGCCTGCTCTGGCGGTATGCCGAGCTCGACAACATGATTTGTATTTGGACCGGGCCGGCCAGCGGAGCGCTAGCATTTAAACCGCAAATTGATTCGCCTCATCCGCAATATCCGCTGATGTTTGTTACCGATTCAGAGATTGTTACTAAGGAAGGCGCAGTTGCGGAACTGAGCGTTACTTATGCCGGGATTTTCCAGACTAAGGGTACAAGCTTTTATGCTACTGCCCCAATAGTCAGCACTTCAGCCGTTCAAGGCAGCCGCGATTTTGTTCAATCCTGGTACAAAAAGCAAGGACCGTTGCAGTTAGTTTATGCGGATCCAAACCAATACGCAGGCGGGGTGCGTTGGGTCCAGCTTTACACTGCCGGGACGCAGACAATGACGGTTCGCTATGTAGGCGCACGAGCTGACGTCCGTTATCAGGTTTATCCCGGTCCGAGTCGATGGATCTATGCCGGAATAGGCGAATCGAATGTTTGGTATGAGGTTTTAAGTGTAACAGAGGGACCGCATACGACCAGTTTGAATGGAGTTGAATGGGATGAGGTCGAAAAAATGATTCAAGGGATTGCTCCAATTCCTCCATTATACACGGCAAAACTCGGATTCGCTTCTGAGCAGCATGGACGTTGGTATAGCTGCACTGAGACTTATGGACCTACTTTTTGATGCAACTTAAAAGAATTCAGGCGGGCTGGAAAGGGATTGAAACAGTCATTAACGAAATGGTTGATGCCATTAATGCTAATGCACCGATTGAAGGTTCAGGGATTCGAATTTCAGACAGTCCAACCGGAAAAATCATCGAAGTGACAACCACGCAGGGCAGCAGCGGCGGCAGCGCAACCGGAGGCGGCAGCGCAACCGGAGGTGGCAGCGGCGGTTTGGGCAAGTGGGTGACTATTTCGATTTTAAACCAAACCAACGGCCAGATCTACAAGCTGGACGTCTGGGCCAAGGGCGATCCCTACAATCCGCAGCCCTGCACGACTGCAGCAGCCTTAGCAAATGAATGAGAAAACCACACTGGCACTTGGCGATTCAGTCGGCCTGGCTATCTCAGAATGGGCCTGCTTGAACAAGTGCGTGCCGTGCCGAATGTGCGAGTATCAGGACTACAGCTCGCCCGCAGCATCTTATACTGTCACGTACCTGAGTAGTGACGTCGTAAACGGCTCAACCAATTGGGGTCTGACCTACACCGACCCAGTTACCGGCACTCATCCTGCGCCTTTAATCAGCGGGATCGTTAAAATTACCCAGCATTACAAGGTGGACCTGAGCCTGATTGGGGGTTCAAACGTTTTTGGATTCTGCAAGCCGCATATTCTTTTTCAGATGATCCCTGGACCATCCAGCTCATGGGCCATTACAATGGATCTACTTAATATTCCGACAGCTTATAACGCTTCTATTGGGTACCATAACCACGTTGCCGCTCAGGCAACACTCTCCTTTCTTAGTTGCTCAATTACTGGCCCATCCTGGATGAGTGGAAGCGATCCTTCTTCGACCGTAATGATCCTGCCGAGCGGCTACAGTTCAACTCCGGGGGTTTGGCCTTACGCGTGGTTTGAAGGTAACGGAATCCCACCAGTAAGCGGGTTTCCGACTGGCGGCATTTTCACCTTCGATATGACGATTACCACCGACAGCCTGATTTACAATGAGACTAACTATGCCAGCAAAATGTTTATTAACCGGATGATAGCCAATATTTACGCTGCCCCGAGCCGCCGAAGAATCCGCGTTCCCATCATAGGAGTTTACTCATGAAAATCGTTATCGATCTGGATCTGCACCAGGCGGTGCAAGATTTTACCATTACCCAGCCTGCCGGGATCTATGATTTCAAGAGTCAGGACACGATCGATTTCTGGATTTACTTCGTGCGCGTCGGCGTAGTGCAGGACATGGGGGCCGGGTTCGCGTTGAAGTTCGGCATGATCGCCACCGGCGACACTTCTGCCACATTATTGGCTTACCAGACCGCTAGCAGCCATCAGACTGACTCGGACGGCAACGTTTATTACCTGATGCAGGTGAATTTCAACACCTCGCAGATGGCTAGCGCAATCTCGGGTAAAACGTCGCTCCCATGCACGGCTGAGATTCGTTACCAGACCTCTGATTCTGAGATTATTCATTCGCTTAATATCTCGAGCCTGGTTTACCCGACCATCCTAGTCGAGACGGGGGTTACTCCGCCAGGAGTTTCTACCGGATACCCGGACGCCAGTACCATCGAACTATTGGTCCATAAAAACGCGGCCAGCGGTTATGCGGGCTTGGACTCGAGTAGTCATATCTACGTTAGTCAGTTGGGTGGGGTGGCCGAGTTGGTGGCACGCAAAGATCAACCGAGCGGTTACCCGAGTCTGGACGCCAACACGCTTATTCCGGCGGCCGAGATTCCGATCGATGGAACTACCATTATTGCCTCCGGCAGCCCGCTTAAGATCAGCGCTCCTCTGTCCGCAGGGGACATGCAAAAATCGACCTACGACACTAACAATGACGGGATCGTCGATCACGCAGCTTTGGCTGATACGGCTACTAACGCCACAAATGCCACCACTGCCGCCACCCTTTCCCAAGCGACCAGTGCAGGAGCGCTCTCAACTGTCTGGGGAAAAGACGCCGCTGGGAACCAGAAACTTTTCGTTGCTCCTGGCAGTGTAACTCTTCCACCAGACGTCATTAGCGGAATAATCGCTGCTCCGATTAATAAAGCTTACACTTACGAAATTTATTCGCCGTCCAACTATAAGATCACTGATATCAATGCTGGTACTACTACTGGCACCTGCACTATTGCCCTGTTACAGAATGGGGGAGCCGTGGCTGGGACTACGCTGAATGTCACGCCTTCGTCCCCGAGTTCTTTTCCGCCAGCGCTGCATGGTTTGAACATTGCCGTAAACGCAGGGGATACATGGCAACTGGTAGTCAGTGCGGCTAGTTCTCCAGTTGACTTAGCTTTTTCAATTATTATCCAAAAATGAGTTTGGTCATCATTATCATGGCTGGCAGCAGCCCGAAAACCGGTTCGATTACTGGAGCCCAAAAAGCTCAAGTCGCTCCTGGAGTCGTCTTGCTTAATTATGTCTTAGCTGTTCATGCAGCGGGATCGATTACCGAAACGCAGAAGATACAGACAACGCCTTCAGTTGCTTCAATCTTTTACGTCACGAGCGTTAATGTTCAGACAGCCCCAACCGAACTGAAGAAATTGCAGGTTTTGCCTTCAATTAGCTCACTTTCTTACCGATTTTCAGTTAACAGCCAGACCGCTCCAAGTGAACCCAAAAAATTACAGGTCACTCCAGCTATCGCCTCTATTAATTATGCCTAATATTTACATTCCACGCTTTATCGATCACCTGATGGAGATCGGCATTAATGTTGGTATCAAAGGTGCTTACCGAGCGGAAGTGTGCCGAGACGGTCACGTCATACGCCAACCGCATGGCCCAAAGATGCAACCTAACGTGATCCTGAATCAGGCGCTCGATAAGCTTTTTACCGGCGGCACATTCAATCAAATGATGGTTGGAGCACAAGCTGGTACTGGAACTGCAACACCGCTGGTCACCGATACGGCCTTAACTACCCCTGTTAAAACTACCAACACTTGGTTTAATACGGCTGGTTTCACCACTACCAACGACACAGTGAATGGGGCGGCTACTCACACCGTCACATGGGATTTTTCTAGCGAAACTTCGACGATCACTTACAACGAATGTGGCTGCGGATTTTCGGGACCGAATTTGTTAGCTACCAAAGCACTCTTTCCGTCAGGTGTAAGCTTAAATCCAGGCGACAATCTTCGGCTAACGTATGCTTTGACTTTTTCAGTGCCAGCCACTGTCACGCCGGTTACGGTTTCTTTATCGCCAGTTGGTGGATTCAATGCCAGCGGCCAACTTAAAGTATGCGGCCAATGGGGCGCGGAAGGTGTTTTCGGAAGTGCCCCTAACGGGTTCCCGAGCGCGTGCGATTCCAACTTATACATGAATGGTTCCCCATCAGGAGCCGGGCAACTCTGTTCTGGCCCGACCACTTTCCCGACAGTCAACACCCAGTTTACTCCGACCAATATCGGGAGCGGAAGTAGTCCCAGTCTAGGGACTTATACCAACGGAAGCTTTACCAGAAATCAAACTTTTATTTGGACCCCGTCCCAGCCAACTTCAACAGTTAGCAATGTTAACGGAATAGGGCTTTGCCAAGATCTCCCTTTCTGTTCCGTTTATCTAATTTTGACCACGGCACAAACCAAAGCCAACGATCACACTCTGACCATGGTCTACTCGGCTACTGCTGCTCAGGTGTAAATCATTTAAAGCTTTTTCAATTTCCCCGTTTTCGTAATTGGGCTTCGAGAAATCTGGCAAGATCAATTTTCCCGGCGCGTTTAGCTCGCCGTTCGAATCGGATTAGTTCTTCTTCTTCAAATATACTCAGAACATCTTCGAGCAAATCCGGCTCAAATTTCTTGGATTCTGGTTTATTCATAATAATAGTCACATTCTTTGCGGAGGCTGGAAACGTATTGATAACAGACAAACGAGTATTGCAATCGATACAAGCACAAATGGAGCAATGAATAGGCTCATAACGATAGGTGCCAATATTGGATTTTTTAACGGATTGGAGATGGAAAATATCATTTTAAAATGAACGTCTATCTACTGATCAGTTTATGGTCTTTATGCAAGCAGCACTTTGGCTAAGTAAATCCATCAACTCGGTGATTTCCGCTTGTCGACGCTTGGCTTTTTCTGCTCCTAATCTTTCTATCCATTCGTTAATTTGCGTCTGATCTATTGGGCAATGTTCAAGGAATTTGAGTAAGGGATTTTTGAGTTTTCGAAGCTCTCCTATCCAGAATGACGTCTGGGTAAGAGTTTTTGCTTTCTCGCGTTCGGCTTTGGTTTCCAATAGAACGAACCCGTTTTTACTGACAAATTCCATTTTGGTACCTTTAAAATCAGGATCGAACTGTTCGGGAGTAAGGAAGTTCATCGGTTGATTGCCTCCCGGCAGTTGACGCACTCGTTCAGAATAGCTAGGACGAGGCTCCTTATCTTTTTTGGCTGGCTTGGCTGCACGGCGTCGAGCTGCAGCAACGCGGGCTGCACTTTCTAGACTCTTTGAACCAGATTTTACTTCATTAACAAATTCAGGAGCGTGTTTTCGAACGTCCCTGGCTTTGCAAATACTAGCCCGACCAACATCCATTTTCTTAGCGGCTGTAGTTTGAGTTTCAGGGAGGGTGTCTCGGCCGAGACACCCTCCCGAGAACTGGTTTGTGCCATTTTTAAATGTACACAATTCTTCGGCTATCATTGCTCGTTGGCCAGATGTAAGATGTCGCCTATGCAGATTCGCATTGACAATCCAAGCTGTAACATCCTTCGGCTCGACAATTTCTGTCTTGCATGGCAAATCTAATTCGGCAAGTGCCAGTAACCGGTTGCGCCCATCAAGTAAAATCCCGTCGGCCGAAAGTTGTATTGAACTTTGCAGCCCATTCTCTTTGATTGATTGGCAGAGCGCCTTGAACTGATCCTCTTCCATTAACGGAAAAAGCTCCGCAACCGGATGAATTGATTTCGCGCCGCATCGAGCTAAAATGTCTTCGGTAATCTGTTTCATAAAAAAAGGAGGCTGGACGATACCAAGAAAGATCATCCAGCCTTTTTCAGAAGCTCCCCTTACTTCAGCCCGATCTCCACAAATTCAGGGAATTCCTCCTGATGCCCGGGATCCGCTTTCCTGAGTTTGTCTCCAGCGCGCCAGGCATTGAAAGCCTTGATAATTGCAGCCAGAACAACATGTTTCCCGTTCGGTTTCTTTTTATCCACATCAAGGAACTTCCGCAAAGCTGCGATGGGATCATCGGTTTCCAGTTTTCCATTCCCATCGATCAGCGCGCCCATGAATTCATCGAGTACATCTTCGTTGGCAATCGCGAGGATCGCATAACTGACATATGCAGTCACATCCTTGTGCCCAATCAATTGAATCGCTTCACCGTATTCACCTATTGTTAAACGAGCCGCCAAACGGTATAAATCGTTGCTTTTAACGGCCCTAAGTATCTGAATAGGACTCATCTTCAACGGACGTCTGATTCGCTTTTTACCTTTGTACAATATATAAGCACCGCTTAAGA